GAGTTGCGCTTGTACTATCTGTACTGACTGCTTTCTTAAATGTTCAAAAAAACCAATAGCCTATACGGCTCATTAAAAAAGAATACAAATGCTATCAGGAATCCTACTTATATGTTTTATCATAGGTGCCACCTTTCTTTAGTTCCTACGGTTCGCGTGCTAATTTTTGGCACGCTAGCCGCTGCCCGCCCCGTGCCAACTTTACCGAGAAAAAAAATCACTTTTTTGCGTTTTTTTGCAAAAAAGGGGTTGACCTCACGCTTTTTTTTGTCATACTAGGGGAACATTAAGATTAACCCTAACAAAAGAAAACCATGACAGAACAGCAAATCCAATACGAACTGACTTTAATTGATTGGCTTAACGCTCGCCTTGAAAAGTGTCTGCAAATGGACATGGATAACAGGAATGAGCTTATCAAGCTCAGTCAAGAATTAAAGGCAAAGTTCGTCGAAACCGAAGATTAAAAAAAATCACTTTTTTGCAAAAAAGATATTGACCGCAAGCGAATTTTCCCCATACTTACTTTTATAACCTCAAGATTAACCATGACCATTCAAACACTAGCACACGCTGATTCCCTTGAACGCCTTTCTTTTTCTGATTTGAATTGGGAAGAATATGAAGCCTGCAAGGCTGGCCTTATTTACTACGAAGGCTTGCGGGACTACTTAGAAGCAAACTGCCCAGAAAACAAGGAAAAGATTTTGGACATCGAAGACACCATTTCAGCCCATTATACTGTCCTTGCTGACATCGTAGGCGGGGCAAAGGTAAATTATGAATCTATTATCTAATGAGCTTAGAAAAATCAATTAAACATAAAAAAGAATATCGCAAGCCTTATTACAAATCAGGAAAATTCGACAAGACTTGTCGCCCAGGAGGTTCTTGCCCATATTGCAAATCAAATAGAAAACATAAACACATAAAACAAAAGCTAATTTATAATTATGAATAAATTATCAACACAACTAAATAAGTTTATTGCTAATAATAAAAAAAAGATTGCTCTTCATTATAAAGAAGCAAGGCGAAATACAATGACAGTCGAAGGTATGCTGTTTGCAAGTAAAGTAAATAAAAAATAATTTCTTATGGTTAATCTGCCCCGTCGAGGTTGATGGTGATCCTCGGCGGGGTTTTTTTGGCACGCCACGGGCTGCCCGCCCCGTGCCAACTTTACCGCAAAAAAAAATTTATTTTTTTTCAAAAAAGTGTTGACCGAACGTTTTTTTCTGTCAAACTAGGGGAAGATTAAGATTAACCATAACGAAAGAAAAAGATGAACATCCAAACCCTCGCCCAACTCTCCACTCAAGAACTTGCTATCCTGAACGGGTGGCATGATGACCAAGCCATGACTGGCAATGAAATTGACCAAATGGTCGAGCAATTCCAAAAGGAGGACAAGTAATGAAAGTCATTAGGACAATCAAAGTTGAAGGCATCAGCGGACACGGGAAAAACAGAATCCGTGAGCATGGAACCGATTGGGACGTTCTGGCCGAAAGCGGTGAAAAAATGTTAATAGTGCCAAGCGGCCAAGACATCAGCGGCTGGTGGCGATGGATATTGAAACGTCAAGACCCACATTTTCGACAGGTGTAAGTTTTGCTAATTGGCACGCCACGGGCTGCCCGCCCCGTGCCAACTTTACCGCAAAAAAAAATTTATTTTTTTTCAAAAAAGTGTTGACCGAACGTTTTTTTCTGTCAAACTAGGGGAAGATTAAGATTAACCCAAACCAAAAAACCACTATGACAAACCTTATCAAAGCTATCGTTCTCGCCGCTCCTGTTTCTTACCCTTACTCTATTGGGCAAGAAACAAGTTTTATCCTTTCAAATGCTGATTACAAAGTTGGCCAAGAAATTTCTTTCAACAACGGCTTATCAATCAAAGTAACCGAGCTTCCAGTCATTGATGAGCAAGCCTACGAAGCAATGAAGTCTCGCCACATTGAAATTTCCCACCGCAACGGCGTAGAATAAAAAAATCACTTTTTCGCAAAAAAAGAGTTGACCGAACGTTTTTTTCTGTCAAGCTAGGGGAAGATTAAGATTAACCCAAACGAAAGAAAACCATGCTATCAGTAGAACGCCACCCAAACCTTGACAACTGGTTCGAAGTCCGTGCATTTGGAAAAATGCTCGACCAATTCACATCTGCCGTCAGAGCTATACAATTCGCAAAGAAAATACAAAAACAAAAGAAAATTGATAGCATTTATATTAACATTAAGCGTGAATATGATGAAGATTGAATCGCCCTTTGTCCTTACTTCTTTGAACGAATACAATATCATTCTAAGAAAAGATAATCCATTTTATAAGCCAACAGGAAGGGATTTAATTCTGAGTATTGATGCAGTATTAGCAAACGAAGATAGATTGGAAGAAATTACTGATCAACTAGGCTTGCCAGAAAGTCAAGCAGTTTTTTTATTGCATGACTGACAAAAGCTGGCACGCCAGCGGCTGCCCGCCCCGTGCCAATTTTACAACAAAAAAAAATTTATTTTTTTTACAAAAAGGGTTGACCTCACGCTTTTTTTTGTCATACTGGGGGAAGATTAAGATTAACCCTAACGAAAGAAAAAAGATGACCTTCGTTCAAAATCTCCAACTCAAAATTCGCCTCCAGAACAGCATTGCTAAAAGCAAGGCCGCCCTCGAAGAGATTAAGGCCGACATAGAGGCACAAAAGGCAGAGATAGCTCGCCTCAAAAAAATTCTCTCTGATATGTAAAAAGATTTGACGTTTACATAAATTTCCACATTCTCATATGTATAACCTGATATTGAAAATGATTACTATCAAACGCCACTCGAACCTCGACAACTGGATTAACCTTGCCATTAACGGCAAAGTTTTCAAGCAACTGAATTCCCGCTCGAAAGCGGTTAAGATTGCTCACGCTATGGGCAAAATTAAGGGATTGAAGGTGCTTGACCTTGACGTTGGGGAAAGGCATCATGATGGCAAAACTATTTCAGTAAAATCATAAACCTCACAAACGTAGTACATGGAATGGAGTAAAATCATGAATTTGAATCACGAACAAATTGCTTTTTTGCGAGAAACCCTAGAAAAGAGAAAGGGTGGCGAATTGTACGCCAAGGAAACTCAAGACCCTATGTATGAGGCTTACCAGGAAGGGGTGATTGAAGAAATTGACGAATTGCTCGACATTCTTGGGCCCCGCTCGACTGTTATCGTCACCCAGGGATAATTGGGGAATATTCCCCAACCCGCCAAGCCACCCAAGCCAAGCTCCAAACTTTGCTTTCTGATAAAGACGAACTCGACATCGAGTTCGCCCTCAAGGATAGCATCATGAACCGCGCCATGATTAGCAGTCGTGTTCGTAAAATGAAACGTCAAGGCGATGAAGATTGAATCGCCCTTTGTACTCTGCCCCGTCGAGGTTTTTGAATTTTCTCGACGGGGCTTTTTTTGGCACGCCAGCGGCTGCCCGCCCCGTGCCAACTTTACCAAGAAAAAAATTTATTTTTTTTCAAAAAAGAGTTGACCGCATGCTTTTTTCTGTCAAACTAGGAGAAGATTAAGATTAACCATAACGAAAAAACCACTATGAAAAACGAAACAATCGAAAACCCACAAACCGAATCCGAATTCATGGCAGACTGCATGGAGGATTTGGTTTACTACGAAGAACTATTAGCTCATGCGGGAAAGAATGGCTCTGATAACAACATGAGCGTCGAACACATCGAGGCGGCGATTGCCGATTTGAAATTTGTAATGGGCATTAACTATTAGATTAGCTTTTTCGCAAAAAAGTTTTGCTAATTGGCACGGGGCGGGCAGCCGCTGGCGTGCCAACTTTACCGAGAAAAAAAAATCACTTTTTTGCATTTTTTCGCAAAAAAGGGGTTGACCTCACGCTTTTTTCTGTCAAACTAGGGGAAGATTAAGATTAACCCTAACGAAAGAAAAAAGATGACCCTCGTCCAAAAGCTCCAACTCAAGATTCGCCTCCAGAACAGTATTGCCAAAAGTAAGGCCGCTCTTGAAGAGATTAAGGCAGAAATGGAGGCACAAAAGGCAGAGATAGCCTACCTCAAAAAAATTCTCTCTGATATGTAAAAAAATTTGACATTTGCCTAAATTTCCACATTCTCATTGATATAACCTTAACCATAACCATTATGAAAATCGAAAAACACGACGTAATTATCTACAAAGAAAAAATCTATCATGTCATCCAAGCCGATGCTGAAAATCTTATCGGTCGCCTTTACCGCACAAACAAACAATTCATAATTCCAACTTCTCAAGCTAAGAAGCACCCTTTCTTCCCTAACGGATTAACCTTCCTTAAACATTAACTTTTTCGCAAAAAAGTTTTGCTAATTGGCACGCCAGCGGCTGCCCGCCCCGTGCCAACTTTACCGAGAAAAAAAAATTACTTTTTTGCGTTTTTTTGCAAAAAAGGGGTTGACCTCACGCTTTTTTTTTCCATACTAGGGGAAGATTAAGATTAACCCAAACGAAAGAAAAAAGATGATCAATTCACCAAAAATCCACGTTAAAGCAAAAGTTACAAACTCCTCATCATCCTGGCTTAAAGACGGCTCTGTTCGGGATGCGCTCGTTTCGTTAGAAAACGCTGTCGTTGGCAAACTGATTAGAACAACATTCGGATACAGTCTTAAAATCACCGAGATAGTCGGAGAGTACGTGCCAGAAACCACACTTTCTGACGAAGAATATGAGGCTCTAAAGGCTCGTGAAATTGAAAAAAGCCACCGCAACGGCGTAGAATAAAAAAATCACTTTTTCGCAAAAAAGGTATTGACCGCACGGCTTTTTTTCCCATACTTAAGGATATTAAGATTAACCCTAACGAAAGAAAAACCATCATGAAATCATATTCCGTCTCCTTCCTCACACAAATTTTCCGCAATGGTGTTTTCGCCAAAGTCGAAAAGAACGCGCTGGTCATCCCAGCAAACTCTGCCGATGAAATTACTGACGAAAAAGTTAAGCAGTACGCAAGGCATCTTGTTAAAGAAGGCTCCAGCAAAGCTTACAATCCTGATAACATTTTTGAACCCATCACCATCACCCGCGCTTTCTACAAAATCGAAAAAATCAAACTCATTCCAGCAATTGATTCTTCTAATTGGGTAGAACACGCTCGCAAGGAAGATTCTCGCTACTCCTTAGTAAACTAATCAAGGTTATAGGATTGGGGAATATTCCCCAATCGCTGGGGTTGGGGAATATTCCCCAACTTATCTTTGCTTGTAAAAGTATTTAAAAAGCCTCGCAAAAAAAAATCACTTTTTTGCAAAAAAGGTATTGACCAAACGCTTTTTTTTCCCATACTTAAGGATATTAAGATTAACCCTAACGAAAGAAAAACCATATGAAAAAAATCACACTCTCCTCCTCTAAGATTAACGCAGTTCACGATACCCTTAAAAGTATGCATGAAAATTTCGCAGTTGAGCAAGTTAGCGGGCGTTATGACCCGAAACCTGTAATTGATTGCATTGAAAAAGGTTTGTTCCACCAAGCCGCTGAATGGGCGATTTGCTCTTATTTAGAACAGAATGGTGATACAGTCGATGTTGATAACTACATTGCAGACCTTATTGACGATTTCGAGTTTATTGTAAACTCGTAAAAAAAAATCACTTTTTTGCAAAAAAGGTATTGACCAAACGCTTTTTTTTCCCATACTAAAGGATATTAAGATTAACCCAAACGAAAGAAAAAAGATGACCCTAGTCCAAAAACTCCAACTTAAGATTCGTATGCAAAACAGCATTGCCAAAAGTCAGGCAGCAATCAAAGAAATTAAAGCCGACATGGAACGCATTCGCAAATTTTAATTAAAAAACTTAAAAGTTATTAAAAATGCACATACAAATTAAAAACTACATAGTCAAGAAAAAGAAATGTGGTAAGTACATTCTTTGTATTAAAAAGGATTAAAAGATAAGCACTCCCCCCTTTTTTCAAAAAAAATCATTAACAAAAAATTCTAATTAGGCGGGGGGGTGGTATTTCTCATAATCAAAACAATTTTTTCATTTAAAAACAAAACAAAAAAATAAAAAGACCCCCCCTATTTAATAGAAAAAAACAAAAAACAAAAACAAAAAACCCGAAGTAAAAGTAAAAAAAAATCGGACCCCATATATTTTCCAGGCAAAATTATAAATTATGGCACGGATTCCGTGCTAAAAAGTAAAGCTTTAATTTACAGCCCCAATTAAAAAATAAGCCCCAATCAAAATGAAAGGGGCCTATTAATGAATGACAGATATGATAATAAATCTATATCATTATGGTTCTGGAACATTACTAAAGTCTGGCTGTTCGACAGTGCCTTCTTTAATAACTGGACCTGAAAGAATTTCATTTTTTTCTTTAACCTCAAAAAAGTCTTGTTGAATTTGGGCGATGGTTTCTTCATCTGCCTGCTCAATAGTTTTCTTTGCTTGGGCGCGACATTGATTCTCAATAAGCAATAAAACTTGGTTAAATTGCAATCCAGCGAAAATTTTGCCCGCGACAAACTCTGCGAGATCAGCTTTTTCTTGCTCTGTTAATGTTGGTTGAGGTAGATTATTTTCCATAATAAATTATATTAAAGGATACAAGAATTAAGTCAAGTCAAAAGGATAAGTTTTTTCAAAATTAATGATGGTATATATTTTTGAATGAGGAATAATTATCTTTGGGCGGTAATAAATATTTTCAAGTATATTAATCAAGTCATCTGCGTATATTTTCCTAACCCGAACAATAATATTAGATTGTTCTTGATTGCAGAAAACTTCCTCTCCGAATTTCTCACAAATCTTTATTGGGTCCATTATTTGCAATGTCCTTTTCAAGGAGATCGTTAATTTCTTTAATTTTATTTTTTTTTATATAGTTTGCTGGAGTCAAACCATTTAGTTCTTTTCTTGGGGTTCCTAACCATTTTCCAGCGTTATACAAAGAAAAATTTTCGGAAATTTTTAGCATTAAATCGATCTTATTCATAAAATATCTGATATATTATAATGTATTTATCTTTTTTTTAAAAGTATTATTTAAATATATATTGCAAAGTGTAATATATTTATATGGCTAGAAAAAAACCTACTAAAACAAGCGAAGAGGAAATTATATTAGATAAAAACTTTAATGGATTAACCTCTAAATTTCATGTTCATTCAAAAAATCTAACAAACAAGCAAAGAAATTTTGTAGAAATTGCGACCAGCCCAGATACCAATATTGTTTTTTGTGCTGGACCCGCAGGGACAACAAAGACTTATGTTGCTGTTTATTCTGCTTTAAGGTATTTAAGCGTAGATACTGATTTAGATTTATATTATGTCAGGACCGTAGTTGAGAGTGCTGAAAGAGGTCTTGGTGCATTACCTGGAGACATAGACGAGAAATTTAACCCTTATATGGCTCCACTGGATGATAAGCTTAGGGAAATGGTAAGGCCGACAATTATACCAGAGCTTATTAAAAAGAGGCGTATCGAAGCTATGCCTATTAATTATTTAAGAGGAGCAAGCTGGACCAATAAAATTGTTGTGGCCGATGAAGCCCAAAACTTTACTTTTAAAGAGCTAACGACTCTGGTAACAAGACTAGGAGAAGGTAGCAAGCTATTTATTTGCGGAGATTTCTTACAATCAGATATTAACGGCAAAACAGGATTTAAAAAAATGTATGATTTATTTGATGACGACCAAAGCAAAGAAAAAGGCATATATACATTTGAATTTACAGTAGATGATATCAAAAGAAGTAAAATCTTAAGTTTTGTTATAAACAAAATAGAAAAATGCAATTAATTATTGTGTACATAGCATGTAAATATGGAAATAATTATTGCAGCAATAATTGGGGCGTTCTCGACAATAGCAACGGTATATTTAAAAATTTTTTTAAACGAACAATCTGAGCATACTAAACTCAAAAAGCATACAGAACAAAACGATGATGTTTACAAAGCCCTTGAATACACAAAGGAAAAGTTAGAGTCCGACAGGGTTGTAGTGTATGAATTTCATAATGGGGACGTTTATTATTCTGGAGGTTCTCAGCAAAAATTTAGCAATACATACGAGGTTTTGGCGCATGGAATCAGTTCAGAGCTTAAAAATCAACAAAACTTAAGGGTATCTTCTTTTAATAGGTTTATAAAGCCTTTAATTGATGAAGATGATTATGGATTTTGGGACATAAACCAAGTAGAAGATATAATTACTAAAACTTTTTTTGAAGATCAGGGCACAAAAAGTACTTATTGTGTACCAATAAAATTATTAAGTGGTAAAATCATTGGAATACTAGGCGTAGACTACGTTAAGGAACCAAAAAAGCTAACAAACACTCAGAAGGCTTTTGTTAAAAATCAGTCTTGCATTATATCTGGATATTTAAAAACTTAATTTTTTTTTTATAATATATCATGAACGTAGATTACTGTACTCATTGTGGTTATAAAAATACATACGTGGGAATCGCTCCTACATATTGTGGAGGATGCGGTAAGCAATTAAATTCATCTATTGCAAGCAGATCAAACACAACTAATAAAAAAATAACTCAAACAAAATTAAGTGTTGCAGTTGCTGAAGAGTATGAACGTATTCCTGATATTAGAGAACTGGAATATAAAATCGAAGGAATGCATTATGATAAACTTAAGCTGTCAGACGTTATGAGGCAAAAACCTTCAGAAAATAAAATCAAACGATCTTCAGGGGCTAAAAGCAATCAATTAAATAACAAGAAAGACGTACTCAAAGAGAGCATAGAAATCTGCAAAAGCGCAAGAATTCAACCTCCTTCAGAAATTGAGTAAATCTAAATTAACTTATGCGGATAAATCTGAAATAATAAACCGCGAATTGCAAAAAAGAAGCCATAAATGGTTTCTTGATTCTGTGACATGGATGGATTATGAAGATGTATGTCAAATAATTAGAATACATATAAGCAATAAATGGGATCAATGGGATCAATCCAGACCACTAGAACCATGGTTAAATAAAATTATTTCAAACCAAATAAAAAACATACTTAGAAATAATTATGGTAATTATGTTAGACCTTGTTTGAATTGTCCATTTAATTATGACATCTCAACAAACGACGAGCTTAGTGGGCTTTGTAGTTTTACTTCTAATAAGATTCAGTCTAGCGAATGTCCCTTGTATGAAAAATGGGAAAAGAAAAAAAAGGATGCATATAATACTAAAATGGTTCTCACTATAGAAAACCACCAGAAAGAAGCCTCTATATTACCAGAAGAAACGTTTTCTGAATTGGACGAATCAATTAAAAGAATTAATAAATATATGAAAGAGGTCTTAACTGAGAAGCAATATAAAGCATACGATATGTTATGCATAAAAAACATGACAGATCAACAGGTTGCTGAACAGCTAGGATTTAAAACTTCTGAACAAGGAAAATCGGCAGGTTACAAACAAATCCGTAATTTAAAAAAAATGTTTAAAGAAAAGGTTCAAAAAATCATTAGAACACAAGATATAATTATTAATGACGATGGAAATAGAACTTACTGAAGAACAAAAGCAAACTATTGGAGATAATTATAAAAAAATACCTGATCTAATAGAGCTAACTAGAAAAGTATTCAATAATGAGTCTTTAGACGGCAGAACCAAGGAGGGCAAGCTTGTACGTCAATATTTAATTGAATGCGGCTTTCAGTACAATACTACAAAAAAGAAAAAAGTTAAAAACATCACATTAACAGATGAACAAAAAGAATTTATAGAAGCATCTGCAAAAGATAATATGAATGCATTTCAAATTGCATCAATCATATGGGCGGAAGGTAATATTACCCCATTAAGCAAAGAGACATTAGTAGTAGCAGATTATATAAAAAGCAATAAGCCCAATTTATTAAGAATAGAAGATTCTGCACTGGGAGAAGAATACCAACCTCCTAAAACACTTTCTGAAGTCGTCAAGTTAATTAATGATTATGCTTTGACTGAGTTAGTGATCAGTAGATTACCCCTCAAAGAAAAAAAGTACGCAGAGTCTATGCTGAAGTTCCTTTCTACGCATCGATTGTTACAAGTCATCAATAATTATACGGACAACACAGATAGAAAATTATTTGAAGCAGAATTCATTCGTACTAGTTGGGACAAACCAGATTTAACTGCAGATGAAATTAACTTATATATCAATGTATGTATAGACTATGTCAATCTAAAGAATATAAGCAAAGCTATGGAAAAATTAAATAGAATGTTCCATGAAGCAGAAGATCAAAGAGATATGACAGTAAGACTAGCTGAATTATTAAAAACAAAAAGCGACGAATACAATCAATGTGAAAAAAGAATGGAGTCGCTCATCAACCGTTTAAACGGTGATAGAGCGTTAAGGATAAAAGGCAGAAAAGAAGAGAATGCATCTATTCTTTCTTTAGTAGAATTATTTCAGGATGAAAAAGAGCGTGAACTTATGCTAAAAATGGCAAACATGCAAAAAGAAGCTGTAAAAGAAGAAGCCGCACGAATTGAATCAATGCCCGCTTGGAAAGCTCGTGTGCTTGGTATTAGACGCGAAGATATAATATGATTGATCCGCTCCAGCCAAACCTTTATTGCAAAATCTGTAGTGAAAAATTTCAAACAGAAAGATCACTGCATACCCATTTAAAAAAACATAAATTAACAATCGCAGAATATTATTGTAAAGAATACCCAAGAATAAACAAACTAACGGGAGACCCCCTTCCTTTTAAAAATAAATTTGATTATTTTACAAAAGATTTTACTAGCCGCGATCAAATGAATAAATGGATAGAAAGATCTCCCGAAGACGAAGTCAAGGAGTATATTCTTAACCAATTAAACTTTCGGATTAAAAATAAAAAATTGAGATACGCTCCTTTTCATATTGAATTAGAAATGATGAAATTGCCTTGTCTTGATATTTTTATTAAATATTTTGGAAGTTATTCTAATGCTTGTAGTAAGATTGGGGTTGAGCCTTTGTTTAAAAGAGGACTAAGGTCTCCAGAACAATTTTTTGAGAAAAACAAAAAATTTAAAAACGTTTTTATATATATTGACACAAGAGAGCAGAAGCCACTTAGTTTTAGAAATTCTAAGAAAATGAAACTAGATTTTGGTGACTATACAACGAGGGGTGATGACTATACATATACTTATATAGATAGAAAAAGCGAGTCAGATTTTAAGGGTACATTAAGTCAAGGGCTAGATAGATTTAAAGAAGAGTTAGAGAGGGCTAAAACTTTTAAAAGCTTTCTGTATGTTGTCGTAGAGAGCGACATAAAGAAGATACAAAAAAACAATATTTTCGGGCCTCACAAATCAAACCTAGAATATATATTTCATAATTTAAGAAATTTGACTCATGAGTATAGTGGGGTCTGTCAATTTCTTTTTACAAGCAATAGAACAAATTCTGAAATTATTATACCAAAACTACTTGTTGCTGGCAAAAAATTATGGAATGTTGATCTTCAATATTTTATTGATAAATATGGAATTGGAAGTGAAGCATAAGAAAACTAAGAAAATTTACAAATGCCTACCTGGGTTTATTAATATACTTAAAGACTGGAGGTTTATTGTAGGAGATGGATCACACGAGAAGCATCAAAACATGAAAGACTATGATATCTATATTGCTAAAGAAGAATTATGGATAGACCTAATATATGCATATCAAGAAGGCTTCCTTGAGCCTAGCGAGTTAAGGAGTTGGTTATGAGCTGGGAGGTTGGCGTACAAAAATATCAAAAAAATGATGCAAACGAGAGAATTGCAGCAGAGCAGGGGTTTATTGGAGAAAAGAAAGCGAAACTCCTTCTTTATGAATTTTTAAGAGAAAATACTACATTTGCAGTAGATCTTTTGAGTGGAGTAAAATTATTTCCATTTCAACATATGAGCATTAAAGCTATGATGGAGACAGATTACTTTTTAGGCGTGTGGTCACGGGGTATGTCGAAATCGTTCACGACTGCTATTTTTGCATTTTTAGATGCTATTTTAAACCAAGGTGTCGAAATAGGAATCCTATCTAAGTCATTTAGACAGGCTAAAATGATTTTTAGAAAAATTGAAGATATTGCTGCCAAACCCGAAGCTAAATACTTAGCTCAATGTATAACTCGCAAATCTAAACAGAACGATCAATGGACATTGGAATTCGGCCAAAGTAAAATTCATGCATTACCTCTCGGAGATGGAGAAAAGCTTCGGGGTTTTCGTTTTCATAGAATTATTATTGATGAATTCTTACTCATGCCTGAAAGAGTATATAATGAGGTTATCGTACCTTTCTTATCTGTTGTGCAAAATCCAACTCAACGAGAAGATGTATACAAATTAGAGTCACAGCTTATAGATCAAGGCAAAATGAAAGAAGAAGATAGGCATAAATGGCCAAACAATAAACTGATAGCATTATCTTCTGCTTCCTATAAGTTTGAATATATGTATAAATTATATCAAGAATTTGAGAATTTAATTCATGGATATATAAAAGAAGAAGAAAATCCATATGGTGAAAATGCGAGAAGGGTAATTATGCATTTTTCTTATGATTGTGCGCCCAAAGCTCTTTATGATCAAAATTTAATTAATCAAGCTAAAGCTTCCATGAGTCAATCTCAGTTTGATAGAGAGTTTGGCGCAGTATTCACTGATGATAGTTCTGGTTATTTCAAGACATCTACCATGGTCAAATGCACTGTAGCAGATGGAGATACTCCAAGTGTTGAAATCGCTGGAGACCCTAATGCAAAATATATTTTAGCTTTTGACCCTAGTTGGGCAGAGACGGAAAGTAGTGATGATTTTGCTATGCAGGTTTTAAAACTAAGCGATTCAAATGATAGATCTATTTTAGTACATAGTTATGCTTTAGCTGGCTCCAAACTAAAGGATCATATAAATTATTTTCATTATTTATTAAATAGTTTTAATATCGTAGCTATAATAGGTGACTATAATGGTGGGGTGCAATTTATAAATTCAGTAAACGAAAGTCAGTTATTTAAAGAAAGTAAAATTAAAATTGAAACAATTGACACAAAGTTTGATGATATGACAAAATACAATGAATCATTAGTTGATGCCAAAAAACAATATCAACAAGGTAAAATTTGTTATTTAAGAACCCCATCTTCAAATTGGATTAGGCAAGCAAATGAAATGCTGCAAAAAAACTTTGATCATAAAAAATTATGGTTTGCGTCCAGGGCTATTAATGATGAATATCACTTGCAAAGAAAAAAAAGAATCCCAATCAATGATATAAAATATTTAACTGAAAAAGCTGATTCTAATGCTGTTATTATGGATAAGGACGCCAAAATGATAGATTTCCTTGAGCATCAACATGATATGATGAACCTAACAAAAGCAGAGTGCGCTTTAATTCAAATCAAAACCTCTCCACAAGGAACCCAAACTTTTGACTTGCCCGATAATTTAAAAAGACAAACTGGGCCAAATAAACCAAGAAAAGACTCGTATTCAGCTTTAGTCTTAGGTAATTGGATGGTACAGGTTTATTACGACATGATGTCTGCGGAATCAAAACCTATATATTCTGGATTCACCCCAATGTTTATTAGATAGTATTATGCCTGCACAAGAAGTTATATATCAACTCAGAAGAGAGATTGCCGAAAAAGATTTATTAATTCAAAATTTGAAAAAGCAAATTGAATCAATAAAAAATCAAAAAGCTAAAAAGTAAATAAAAGTTGAAAAGTTAACTTTTAACTTTTAAAAAAGTCGTGTATAATACTATATGGCAAGAAAATATATTAAGCGATCAGATTATTGGGACAAATTTAATAAAGCAAGCGAAAAGAAGTCTTTGGAAGATTTGTATGATGCAAACCAAAACTGGGAACCGTCATTTGAAGGTTCGGCGTATTACACAAGTAAGGCTGCAAAATATAATCGAAATACTATCGGCGGCTTAAATACAACTAGTAGGCAGAATGCAGCTGGAAGTAGACCAATTTTAGATAAATATATAAATATAGCAGAAGGATCTTTGCCATATAATTATAGAGACGCTGGATACGTGGATATCCAAGATGCTATACAGCTGTGCCAAAAAGCTTATGCAAATGTCGCTATATTTAGAAATACTATTGATGTAATGTCTGAATTTTCAAATTCTAATATTTATCTTGAAGGGGGCAATGAGAAAGTTAATAAATTTGTTTATAAATGGTTAGAAAAGATTAAAATTTGGCAAATCAAAGATCAGTACTTTCGTGAATATTATAGAAGCGGTAATATTTTTATATATAGGATAGATGGTAAGTATTCCCATGAAGATATTAAAAAAATGCAAACCATATATGGAGCAAATAATAAATATATAGACAGCGGTAAAATTCCCATTATGTATACGTTTTTAAATCCATATGATATAATCGCAAAAAGAGCATTAAGCTTTAGTAAATCTGGAGGTAGTTATGGAAACTATGCTAAAATCCTATCAGAATATGAAATAGAATCATTGAGAGATCCTAAGACTGATTATGATAAAGAGGTTTTTGATGCCTTGGAGCCAGAGATTAAAAAAAGAATTAAAAATAACGGCTGGACTCAGGACGGGATTACAATTAGCCTTGATGCAAAAAGATTAATATATTCTTTTTATAAAAAACAAGACTACGAACCATTTGCCATGCCTTTTGGCTTCCCTATACTTGATGATTTAAATTGGAAGATAGAATTAAAGAAGATTGATCAAGCGATAGTTAAAACTGTTGAGAATGTAATATTATTGATTACAATGGGTTCTGAGCCAGACAAGGGTGGAATTAATCCCAATAACCTAAAGGCTATGCAGAATTTATTTCAAAATGAGAGCATAGGAAGGGTTTTAGTTTCTGATTATACTACAAAAGCTGATTTTGTGATGCCAGATTTAAATAAAGTTCTTGGCTCTGAAAAATATAAGGTGGTTAATGAAGATATTAAAGAAGCTTTGCAAAATGTTATCGTTGGGCATGAAAGGTGTAATAATACAGAGGTTAAAGCAAGAATATTTTTAGAAAGGTTAAAAGAGTCTCGAAATGCTTTTTTAAATGATTTTCTTCAACCGCAAATCAAATTATTATGTGAATCTTTAGGTTTTAGAGAGTATCCTATTGCTTCTTTTGAAAATATTGATCTCAAGGATGAGTCTCAATTCCAGAGAGTAACTACTAGATTAATGGAGTTAGGCATCTTAACCCCAGAACAGGGAATCAATGCAATAGAGACGGGAGTTTTCCCAAGCAAAGAAGATATGCCCAAAAGCCAGCAAATCTACAAACAACAAAGAGAAGAAGGGTTTTATAATCCTTTGGTAGGTGGAGTGCCAATGGTAACTCCACCAGAAGGAGAATTAGAAAAAGTTAATTTAAATAATAAAACTCCAGAATCTCCAGGTAGACCTAACGGAACAAAAGGTATCAAGCAAGGCATTGCTAAACAAACCTATAGTAGAAAAAATTTACAAAAAACTATTAAAGATGTAGAAAGTTTTAGATCGTTTATTGAAGCGGAAATTAAAAATAAATTTAACATTAAAAGGCTTAATAAGCAAAAAAAACAACTAATTGATGTATTATGCGAAAATATTGTCATCGCATCTAATCAAGACAACTGGCAAGAGCGGGCAAAGGAGTGTATAAAAGATTTTGACAAAATCGAAAAGCTTTCTGTAATTCCTGAAATAAATGAAATAGCCGCCCACCACCAAGTTAAGCTTTATGAAGCTTCATTATTGTATCACAGTAATAAATAGGAATTTTTATATTTTTTTGTGTAAAAGTGATATATGAAGGATTTTAAATATAAAACTAGTTTTTCTAGTGAAATTTTAAGCTGTTCTGTTTTGGAGTCTAATAAATGGGATTCGTGGAATATTACAAAGGCATCTTTAGATTCCTTAAAGTCTATTATGCCTAAATCTATTGATCTTGATAAAAATATTGATTTATTGGGTGTTGCGTTTAACGCCGCTGTGGTTAATAAATTTAATAAAAATGGAGATGGGATTAGTACAGAAACAGCGTTAGCTATAAAAGATTATTTCATTAATAAACCTACAAACATGGAGCACGACCGACAAAAAGTCGTTGGACATATTGTGGGAAGTTCTTTTAGTAAATTTGGAGATAATGAATTATTAACCGAAGAACAAATAGAATCAGAAAATAAACCTTTTAATATTGCATTGGCAGCTGTAGTATACAAAACAGTAAATCCAGGTTTTGCCGCAGCTCTGGAAATGTCTCAAACAGAAGATTTTGAAGAGACCATATCAGCAAGCTGGGAAATAGGATTTAATGATTATGTTATCGCATTAGGTAGTACAGATTTACAAGAAGCCAAAATCATTTCAGATAAAGAAGAAATGAAGTCTTTTGAAGAATATTTGATATCTAACGGAGGTGATGGTAAGACACGAGATGGACAAAGAGTTTGCCGACTTGTTGTTGGTGAAGTTTATCCATTAGGAATCGGTTTTACCATTAACCCTGCAGCAGAAGTCAATGGAGTAGCGATCATTGATAAGAATGATAATTCTGATATTGATGAAGAAAAAATTAATAAAAATATTTCCCATTTAAACAAATTGAATGTAAACAAGCAAAAAACCAAATCTAAATTAATTATGGAAAACAAAGAACTTATTCAACAACTAGAAGAAATTTTAGACAATAAGCTTTCTAAAAAAGAATATGCTCAAGAAACTATTGCTAGTCTTGCAAAAGTTATTTCTGAGGCCATCAAGGAGAAAAGCGATAATTATGTCGAAGAAAGAAAATCAATAGAAGAAGAAAAAGCCCGCATTGCAGAAGCCGAAGAAAAACTAAAATCTTCCGTTCAAGAAATGGAAGAAAAGCTTGCTTTGGCAGAAGAGCAACTGCAGTCTCTTCAGGCTGAAAAGCAAGAAAGGGAAGCTAAAGCTATTTTTAATTCTAGGATGTCTGAAATTGATGAAATTTACGAACTGAATGATTCAGATCGTCAAATCATCGCCTCAGAACTTTCTGAACTTGATCAATCGGAAGCTGGGTATCAAGCTTTTAAGAAAAAATTAGAAGCTTTGTTGGGACCAAAGGCCAAGGCATTTATTAAAGAACAGGAAGCTATGATGAATCAACGTATTGAAGAAGAAGTAGCCAAAGCTTTAAAAATGAGTAACGCTGAAGAAGTCACGGCAGAGCAAATTAGTCGATCTACTGAAGAACTATTAAATAATGCTGAAGTAGATGAAGAATCTGTACCAAATAATAATGCGCAAGCATCTCAGGAGGGCGGGTTATCAAATCAATTTAAATCGATTTTTAATCGAGATAATGTTAACATTAAATATTAATTAATTATGGCAATTAGAATACTACCATTCAGACAGTATGCCGAACAGGATGTTGTAAATATCTATGCACTTAAAGGTACTGATGTCAATGACAATTTAGCTACCAAAGGTAATGGAGATGCAGGCGTTTTTGTATCGGTTTCTAACGGTAAACTTGATGACGGGCCAGTTACTTATGCTTCAAGTAGCTACCTTGGCAAAACAGATTACCCTTACGTTGGAAGAGATTATTATCCTTCTGTTCAGCTTCGTGCAGGCGCTGCCTCCACAGGCGACAAAGTATTAGGAATGACTCTTAATCAAACCGCTCTTAAAGACGAAAACGGCGAAAAGCTTCTTTATTACCCACAAAAAGCTTTAGAGAATCAAACCGTTCTTTCTGGCCAATCCGTTCCTATTTTAACTCGCGGGATTGTAACCCTTAATGGTTCTGCAGGCGGAGACTTCGGAAATAATGCTTACGTTAATGACTCTAACTGGGCCATTGGTAACGTTGCAATTATTTCTCCAAATAATGATGGCCGTCTTAGCGGTGTCGCTCCTACATCTGACCGTTTACGTGAGTATATCGGTTATGCAGGAGGCCAAGACGGGATTGGAGTTATTCTCGCTACAGGATCAAGAGTAGCTGGTTCTACCGCAGATCAATTTGCTGGTTCTGCAGGTACTACAGGAGCTTATTCAATCGTCAAAATTGACTGTAATTAATAGAAGGAGTTTATTAAAATGACAATTACATTAAAAAGAACAGAAGAACAACTTGAGCTTCTTAAAGCCATGGCTTCTCGTGATCGTAGTATAGCTTATGAAGCTCAAGCTGCGCTTGGCTCCTTTATGGGTCCTATTCTTGCGGAAGTTATTAATAATGCCCCAACTCTAAGTAATTTATTTACTACATTGAGTTTTAACCCTGATGATAATCCAAGCATTCCTCTTGATCTCTACTACGATATCACCGCTGAAGATTATATTACAGTTTACTCCCAATCAATGCCTGGAGGCCTTCCTACTAACCATGTCTCTCCAACAGCTAGCGAACTTAAATTCACTACTTACAATCTTGACAGTGCTGTAAGTTTTGATAAGCGCTACGCTGCTAAAAGTAGACTTGATGTTGTAGGTAAAACCTTCACTCGTATTGCTCAGGAAATACTACTAAAACAAGAGCGCACTTCTGCGAATCTTATTCTTGGAACATTAGCTGATAATAGCGGAAACTTATTAACTTCTAAAATCGCTGGTAGATTTCTTCTTGCGGATCTTAACGCTCTTATCACTAAATCTAAAAGAGTTAATGATTCTTGGTCTGGAGGTACTCCAGCTAACAAAAGAAGCGGAATCACCGATCTCTTAGTTAGTCCTGAAATCATTGAAGAAGTTCGTGGAATGGCTTACAATCCAATTAACAGCAAAACCGCTGATGGCACTGTACCAGCTGCTGGTTCTGATGCTTGGGTTGCCGCTCCAGATGACATTCGTCGTGGACTGTTTAATGATTCTGGCGAAATGACCTCATTCTTTGGGGTAAATTTAATGGAAGTTTATCAACTAGGTCCTTTAGCTGATGGCAACCAATTTACCAAAATCTTCAATGGCCTAAATGCAATGTCACGTAGTGATTTGGTATTAGGCCTTGACCTTAGCCGCGATTCCCTTTTTAAAGGGGTCGTTCTTGATTCTGAAAGTGGTGCAGAGTTTACTCTGACTGCCGATGATCAATACAGCATTCGCCAGCAAAAAATTGGTTATTATGGTTCTATCGAAGAAGGTAGAATGGTTCTTGATAAAAGAGCAATCTTCGGTATAGAAGTTTAAAATATTCATATATTAATAATAGAGCCGTCTCCCTGCTGGGAGGCGGCTTTTTATTTTCTATAGGCTTGAAATTTTGTGTACTAAATTTTATTATTATATACTTTATTTAAATTAAAGGATGAAAGGTTAAAATTATGGAACAAAAAAATAAACAAGGTCGGGGAAGACCACAAAAAAATCAAAAAAAGCTTGAAAAATTACATCAAGCTCATGGAATGGATGAAAGAATTAAAAAAGCAAAAGAGCTTGAAGATTTGATTGGCTTGTCTACAATCAATCCATACGGAACAAGTATCGCTTCTGAATTTGAAGCAAGATTAAACGAAATGGCTTTGGTAGATATGCAAGAAATGGCAGTAAGAGCTGGAGTTTTTCCTAATGGCAATAAAACTTCTTTAAAATCAAAATTAATAAAAGGTTTTAATGAATACAATAGGGGTAGCGTTTTAATGAATGCGCCACAACCTATTAAGCTTAATAACAAAGATAGGAAAGCTACAGAAGAGGCTCTTCGTTTAATGCGAGAAGGACTTTAAATGAATGATATTGGAAATCTAGCAACAAGTATTTGGGACAACGAGTTTGGCGATGAAACAGGCGCTCTTCATCGTACTTCTGAAATATCCTCAATTTCTGGATGGTTATCTGCAAATGTAGGACAACTAAATAATTACATATATACTTCATTTAGTGGAGCTTCAGACGGGCAAATGTATCCAGTTGGTAAGTTTCAATTAGAAGAACAAAATATTTTTTCGCAGATATACTTAAGTCATTATTATAAAAAACAATCCAGAAATGCCTTAAGAGGAATTGATGGAAGTTTAAATAATGATATTGATTGGATTAGATTACAAGAAGGAGACAGTTTAATTGTTAGAAGCAATAAAACAGATGTATCAAAAATCTATCGCGACCTGGGTAAAGAGTCGGATGAAAAACTAAAAAATTTAGTATATTATTATAACCTTTATCAGTCAAAGCCCAGACAGGTAGCGGGAAGAGATGGAGATTTTGAAATATCTGGAAAATACTCAAGGTCATTCCCTTATTATAGATAATTTATCATGTCTTCTTTACTGAATAATAATCAAAAAAATCAATTAGAAGATGTATTTACCCATGTTCATGATACCTTTGCTAGAGATATCACTATATATACCGTAAAAAAACAAATATTCGTAGCAACCAATCAGACATATAATGCCTTGTATTCTAGAATCAAGGACGCGACCATAGAAAAAAAAGAGGTTACTTCTACTACAGTCAAGGCTAGAGTGCAATATATCAGCAAGCAATATATAGAATCAGAATATGGACTACAAGCACAGACTAACCTGCCAATATCTGCAGGAGAATTAAGAATCAAACTTGATGAAACTGGTTATACGTCTTTTAAGTTTGCAAATAGAATTGAAATTGATGGAACGGTTTGGTCAATAAAAACAGATGCTTCAAGAATAGGATTATTTAGTCCAAAATTTTATACTTTGTTTTTAGAAAGGGCTAACTAGTGATCATTAATAATCTAAAACTAAAACGTACATTAGCGCAGCAAGTTCCTTCTGTTATTAAAAGAAGAATATTTAATGATTTAGAAAAACAGTTCGAACAAGCAAAGGCAAAATTATTAAAAGATTTTGAAAATCATGCTGTAACTAGAGAATTAAATGAAAAAAATGGAGCCTCTAATATAAGCAATACTTTAGGAGGAGAAGGAAACTTATATTCATTTATTGGATTTAGTGGAGAAGATGCTTTATCTCAATTAAGGGATTTATTAGAAAATGGAATTAAAATTATAAGCAGAAGAACCGATCCAGGTAATTTATCTTTTTCTATAAAAATTTCTATACCTAATGAAAATTCAATATCCGCCGCAACCCCAATGCCTTGGGCTCCAGGAATGAGTTGGGCAGAAGGAATTGAAAAAGGCATATCTGGTCTAGGTAATTATTTAAATAAAAAAACTAGCTCTAGCAGATCTGGGAGTGGCATACAAATAGATTTTAATATTAGAAATCAAACCTTTTCAGGTGTCCCATATTTAACAAAAATACTTGAAGATTTTATCAGAGAACTAGGCAAACTAAAATGAAAGTACAATTTGATCATGAATTACAGTCAAGTTTCTACCTTTGGTTTGATGACAGGGTAACCAGGATGATGTCTGGTATAAAACCAGAAGTAGGAATGTCTTTTGGTTATTACGAAGATACAAATGATATCCCAAGCTCTTTAGATGGATATTACGCACCCTATCGCCAGCTGCTATCGAATGGTGAAGATGTACCAAGCGGAGTTTATATTAATAATGTTTTATATAATCAAGATACAACAACTGCAGGTCAATATTTATTGATTGATCATAATCAAGGAAGGGTAATTTTAGATCCGAATTATTATGGATCAAACTTAAATGTGAGTGGAAATTTTTCTACAAAAGATTTTAATATTTATATGACTAATGAAACAGAAGAAGAGTTATTAATTGAAAATACTTTTATATTAGCTTCTGATAGTAAAACCCAATTGGAAAAAGCTGGGGAATTAAATATTGATCATTATGTTATACCAGCGGCTTTCATAACTATGTCACGATCAGAAAATAAACCTTTTGCGATGGGAGGCTTGGATCAAACTTTATATAATATTAGAACAGTAGTAATTGCTGATAGTAACTATGGATTAGATGCTATGCTTTCTCATTTTAGAGATACGCAAAATTTAACTGTACCATTAGTGCCATATGAAAATTTTCCTTTTGGAGAATATTTTCACATTAAAGAACCTCCTTATACTTATACTGGTTTAGTTAACACTAAGAAGCCAGATATTTGGATACAAAAAGTAAAAACATCGAAACTTTATGATAGAAATAGTGTACTAAACTTAAGTAAAGGCGCAAAAGTTGGATTTATTGATTTTGAATTAAATATTGTAAGATCAACAAAAGTTTGTTCTTGATTTATTATTTAATAAAAAATTTCCTTTTTTGTGTTTGTAGATGTATATGATAGTAAAATTAATTTAAATTAACCTTAAAATTATAATATATTATGGCAAGAAATAGAGTTATTTATCAGAGCGAAGCGTTATTCGTTGGCCCAAAAGCTGGAGGCGAACATACCGCTCATAATGAACTCCATAGAGTTCAAAATATTAGCCACGACATGAGTGCTACACGGACCGATATTTTTGAATTTGGACGTTTGGCTGCTTTAGACAAAGTGATGATCGAGGCACCTACCGTATCTTTAGACTTTGGTTATTTATTAACCAATGGTGAAAATGAAAAAAATATTGGATTAGTTGTCGAGCAACAAACTGCTGGTTATGTTGGTGGGAATTACATGGGAAGCGATACTCTTCCTAATGCTACTAGCGGTATTATAGCAAACCCTGGTGCCGATAACGATGAAAAGAATTATTATGTTGTTACTGTCCCCGAAGGATTGGACGCTGACGACGATGATAGTTATTCCTCAAGCACTAATAATTTCAATTCACGCTCAATTGTTGGTTTTGGTAATGGGGTACTTAGTAATTATAGCATTAACGGTGCTGTTGGTGATTTTGCTTCTGCAAGCGTAAGTATCGAAGCGTTTAACATTTCATTTATTTCTGGACAAGACGCAGCTGTTTCTGCTGCTTGGGTTAGTGGAGACGCAATCCCAACGATCAAAAAAGGTACTAACGGTCTACAGGCTGGTACTTTTGCTTTGCCTGCTCCAAGCACTGGTCAACAAAATGTATTTGCAATTCGTCCTGGAGATATTATTCTTGATTTTGATGTTACTGATTCTAGTGCTGCTTTTAGTGAATTAAGTGTTGGTGGCGCAATTCTTCCTAGCCAAGATCCAGATACCACCCAAGAGGGCGCAGCCGCTCCTGAACCAATGCATCTTCAAAACTTTAGTATTGAAATGCCATTAGCTCGCACGGCTTTAAATCGCTTGGGCAGTACATTTCCATACTATCGCGCTATTGACTTCCCACTAAATGTAACATTAAACTGCAGTGCTTTGCTTGCAGATGTAAGCACTGGTAGTCTTGTAGATATTATGTGTAATGATGCCAAGCGCACTATTGAAGTTGCGTTACGTAACCCTTGTTCAGCTAATGTTGCTGATGGACTTGGTGACATACAATCACGTTTTAGATTAAAAAATGCTCAATTAGTTTCTCAAAACTTCTCTGCCAGTATTGGTGATAATAAAACTGTAGACCTTTCTTTCGAGGCTACGGTTGGTGGTCCAAGTGATTTAAATAATGGATTATTTATTTCTGGTACTGCTAATAATAGCTAATAATATATCACCATTTTAATCTTTAAATTAGATTAAAATATTTAAAGCCCCCGACTTCGGGGGCTTTTTATTTTAAATACAACACATTTTTAATTAATATAATGTGTAATACATATTTATGGGTTACTTTAGGAATAATTATGGAGACCAAGATATTTATATATCTGGTCAAAAATTAAGGGGTGTACAATCTACGGATGCATCTTTTAGTATTCCTTTTGAGCCTATTAAAGTAGCAGGGGTTGGCTATTTAGATAATACAATAAATTCCAATCTAGAAGGGTCTGTTAGTGTTAATAGGTATGTTGTCTCTAATGAAGATCCAATTACTGGATTTTTTACACAGCCAATATCTGGGCATTTGCGATATGGGACTGGAAATAACCCTCTTATTTTTTCTTTTCATAGAGGTCAAATAAATTCTTATTCTTCTTCGTGTAGTGTAGGCGGAGTCCCAGAGCTAAATTTTGAAATATCAGCTTATGGTAATATTGGATCTGGTGTTTCTACAGGAATTGAGCAGCCTAATAATGAAACTATTGCAATAGCCAGACCAGGGGATATTATTTTTGAAGGAGTTTCTGGGCAGTCTACAAACAGGATACAATCTTACAATTATGAAATATCAGTACCAAGAACTCCTATTTATGTTTTAGGATCGGGATTTGAGCCAGCTTACTTTAATATAGATTATCCAATCGAAATTAATTTAAGTTTTGATATGGATGTGGACGATTTGCAGTCGGAAGATATGCATGACCTAGTATGCAACCAGCCAAAGAACGACATCTCTATTACATTAAGCGGGTGCAATCTTAATAATTTTTTAAGAAAATTTATCTTACCTAATCCTATTTTTTTAGGTGTGGATTATAGTAGTTCTATTGATAATGATTTATCGGCTACTATAAGATATAAGTCATATATTAATAATATAAATGATATTGCTCCTTTAATTGGAGGAGGACAAATATTTATTGATGTTAATGTGGTTGGAGGTGGAACGGTTCAATTTGTAGAGTTTTTTGATTAATGGCTAGATATACAATACCATATGGTAAGAACGCCAAATTTAGAATTACTCCTGATCCTGGGAATAAGATTAGTAGTATTATTTTAAATGGTCAAGATTACTCTTTTAAAATAAATCCTCCAAGCACATCAGCAATGGATTTCATTGTTTATAGTGCTAGTTTTAATCAAGTATTAGAAGTAACTTTTACAGAACATGTAACTACAACTGCAAGTCCGACTACAACCTCGGGCCCTACTACAACTGTATCGCCAGCTATCACTACCACTACATCTGCTCCAATTACAGATGGTATTTGTATTGAAAATGTATCTAACGGAGTTCCAAATGGAACTTATCAAAAATCCAGCGAATTATTTTCAGAAAAATCGTATTGGTATAATAACAGCTTATCAACAACATATTATGTTTTATGGTCAAATGAGCATTCTCAATGGGTCATTACAAATATTTTAAGCGATTCTGGTTGGATTTATTATGGGCCAAGTTCCACTCATCCTTGGCAAGGAAATTGGGATATACCAATTATTAGTCAAGAAGAATGTCCTACCACAGCAGTTCCGACCACTACAGCGGTTCCGACCACTACATCGGTTCCAACGACAACAGAGGTTCCGACAACAACAGCGGTTCCAACGACAACAGCGGTTCCAACGACAACAGCGGTTCCGACAACAACAGCGGTTCCGACAACAACAGCGGTTCCGACAACAACAGCGGTTCCAACGACAACAGCGGTTCCAACGACAACAGCGGTTCCGACAACA